TTACGGCTTGACGGACGGAGCAGAGGGGTCAGGAAGCCCCTCCACATGAACAGTAGAAGTATTGCCGTACTGTTCAGAGCGTGGAAGAAATCCTTTGGCAGAAAGTCGCTTAACCTTTTCATAAGTATCATAGCAACTACGCAATTCATCATCATGAACGAAGAAATAACAGTTGCGCATGTGCATTTTATTTATTGTGCCGTCCTCTTTGAGGTCGCATTTATACACACGCACAATAGTTAATGCGTGCATAATCGTGATAGGACGGTACAAGAATGTAACCTGTTCACGTATCGGCTTTGCGACACGAGTAAAAACTTGTGATGTACCAATAACACATTTACGCTGTTTTCGCTGCTGAGTAATTTCGGTCAACATTTCAACCGGGAAATTACGACTTTCATTGCTATTGAACCAGTTTTGAAGTTCATCAATGATAATAGCCTGACCGTATTCACCGTTATTATTTTGCAAGATATCTTCCCAAGAATGTATTTGTGCATCTTGGTAATTCAGATTGATATTGCTTGCAATTTTGCTGCAAGGGTTACGCTCCTTTATCATTTTTGCAAAGTGCATAGCAGCAACAGTTTTTCCGCTGCCCTGTTCGCCTGCAAATACATGCACGCCATATGTATCATAGCTATCAGGGTTTGCGTTTAACCTGTCCTGTACAATACGCTTAGGAAAGTCAAGATAAAGACGTTTGAATACACTGCGCTTTTTGATGTATTTTAGATCATGGCGTGGAATTGTGCGTTTAGGGAAGTGCTGCTTTTTGATTACAACATAGTAAAATGAATATACGCCAAGCATAACGAATATAGGCAGAAGTAAAACAGCAACGGCTATAAGCAGCCATTTAAACAGGGAAAAGAATATGCGGAGAATGCTAAGAAGTGCGTTAAGCATTATTTATCTTCCTTTCTGTTTTCATAAATTGACAATGCTGCACCAAGCAGAAATCCTGAGACAATCCAAATAATAACGTATATCACAAGTTCACCGTGCATTTTTATCACCTTTCTTTTGAAAGTTAATTTTCAAAATGATATTCACATCTGCGACAAACTCACAAAAAGCATTGTAACGCTCCTGAGCTATGATAAGCTCCAGGCAATCAAGGGCAGATATTTTGCGCCAACGCAAATTTTGTTGCAGAGTGGAAATATCATCTTCCATACGGCAACGTTGGTTATACACATACGCACCGTAAATATCAAGCTGCTTTTGTGTCATTGATAAGCTCCTTTTATGCTCCCATTGTAGGGATAAAAGATTTAAGGCGGATAATAAGGGCAAGAACAAGACGAAATCCTGTTATAATCAATCCAATTACAAACAAATTCCAGATAGTACCCATAGGCAGAAAATACCAAACAGCATTAACTATATCCATCAAATCTTTTGGAATAGTAATAATAGGAATGTATATAGACGGTACAAATCCTACAAACCATTTAAACAGGTTACCGATAACAGAAAACATTATTTTCCCCCTTTCTTAGTGTCTGTTCTGGATCTGAAAATACCAAAATCAGCAAAAGCATTGGAAATTGTAGCAGGAGAACGAATGCCTATTACTTCACTACAGCTAACTATAATAGAGGGGGCAGCTCTGAAAATAGAAAGTATCATTGCAATATTAAGAAACAAAGCTACTATTTTCTTAAAGAAAGCAATGGCGTTATCAAATTTAGGAATATCGGAAAGCAAATCATACTTCACACCCCACAAAGTAAAATAGATATGGGGATAATCGGTTGTAAGTGTTTCGCCGTTATCAAATACAGGAGTTACAACAACTTTGCCATCATCACCAAATGAACGCTTCCCGAAAAATGCAGTTGTAACGGTATTGATATTCTGATACATTGCAGAAATGCCCATTTTCTTTTTAAGCTCAACTGAATTATCAGATATTAGAGTTGTTGCGTTTGACCAATCAAGAGTGAAATGATCTGCAATACTTTGAGGGATTGACTGTATTCCAGAAATCAGCGAAGTAACATTTGTTGAAATACTTGACACACCGCTGTGAATGCGTTGCAGCATAGTATAAATAGCGCCCAGAACACCTGTATAATTAGTAGATGGACTTTCGGAAGCGCTAAGAGCTGCAAGCAGCTGATTTACAAGGTCAATCAAAGCAGAATCATCATAAGCGGAAAAGTCTATTGACGGAGAATAAGAGTTCTCACCAATGTTGATTTTACCTGTAGTATCAGGGTAATAAGTTGTGCCATTGATTGTAACAGAGCCGTCAGAGTTAAGAGGATAAGACACACCGTCAACGGTAACAAAGCCAACCGGTTTTTGCTCTTCGTCATAGGCATTATCACTGTCGATAACGTCAGAAGCATCAAGGTACTGAGCAACGTTAATGCCAATAGTCCAATAATCAGTTACGACAAAATAGCAAAGAGCCTCTTTGTCAAAATATGAATTGCTGATAATCTTTTTAAGATAAGCTTCATCATAGGTGACACGAGCAGAACCACTAAATTGAGTAATATCGTCAATAAGGTTGTTCTGATAAAAAACATATTCATGTAAGCGCCAACACTGCCGATTAAGATTGTCACGCTCTTCACGCCATTTAATCTCAACTCTTTGACCTGCGTCATTCTGAATAGAAATGCCGTATGCGTCATTACGTGTTGTTATAACGCTGTTGGAATGCTCAGAAAACCATTTTTGAACATCAATGCCAGCCGATTGCAAATCGTCAGAAGTAATCTCACCATTTTGCATTTTTTCAAGCATTGCAAGGTAATCATCATAGGTAACGTGTTCAAGTCTATGCTCACGGAGATATTGAGAATAAAAGGGGTCAATAAGCTCATGAACAGGAGAACCGTTACCAAGGATTAAATCGCCCAAATTATCACCGACATTATCGGCAGTAAAAGACATTCCGAATAAAGTAAGTAAAGCAAGCAGCAACGGCAAAGCTATACTTTCAGCCATAAAAAAACTCCTTTCAAAAAAATTAAGGGGAGAGTTTCAAGCTCTCCCCTTTTGGGACTGCGATTAAGCGCCCTGAATAACGCCCATCATAAAGGAGATTCCCTTTCTGATACCGAGAACGGACACAACAACAGGAAGAACAACGGGAACGATTGCTTCGATAGTTGCTGTGAGAGCGGAGAAATCCACCTTTGCAAGTGCTTCTGCCATTCAGTTTCACCACCTTATTAAATTATTTTATTTAAAGGCTCTCATGAGCCGTTAAACCATGACAAGAGATTTCCGAGAAATATCTTATATATGCCATAAGCAAGCAGAATAAAGAACACCCACCAAAGAACCTGTGATATTTCGGAAAGTGCTTCATTCTGTGAGCGGAGTTCAACAAGCATATCAGTTTGATTTTGAGTAATCTGCGTAAAGATTTCTGTTGAAGTTCCGAGCGTTACGGTCTGAACATCATTAAAGGCTGTAGTTTCTTCCATGGACTTGAAAGTTAACCTTCAAACTTTGCTACAGTACACGGAGCAGTCGGGATACGCTTTATACTCTTGATACTGCCGTACTTATCGTAAAGGACTTCAACAGGCTGCATGAACCAGTCGTTATATGCTATCGGGTTGAAATCGCCCTGCTGAACGCCGAAAACGGAAGAAATATTTTCCGCCTTGACCTTGTAAATGTTGCATTCAAGACCCATAAAGCCGACACGTGATTTTTCGTTCTGTGCGAACGGTTCAGCAATGCTGATGATGAAATTGTGGTAGTGACCCTTGTTTATTCTACCTGTCTTCTCGTCCTGGATTTCGTAATCGTCCTCTTTTTCCTTGAAACCAAGGAAATACATTAGGGTCGGGTCAAGTGCTTTGAACTTATCCATAGTGGTTAATCTCCTTTTCATTTTAATTATCGGTCAACACGTATGTACAACCGTATTTTTCAATAGTTTGTTCTGGTTCGGTCTGTCGCTCATAAACATAGCCGTCAACTTCTATGGTTTCTGGTGCCTGCTCGCTTATTTGATTTAAAGTAAAACGAACAAGCAAAAGAGAACCCCAAACAGCTAAAAATAAAAACAACCAACGAAAACAAATTTTAGAATCAGAATCCATTTATATACCCCCTTAACTGTATTTGCCGTCTTTGCGGTTGTAACGGCTCAACCGTCTGAACACTCCCCCACTCTTAAAATGGGGGTGAAAGCTTAACCGCTCAGCTTTCGAGGGATGAGAACATTTGCCTTTGTAGTTTTTACACCTTTATTCTTTGGTGTCACAAGTTTTTTGGAGTAGGAACTTATGATAGTGCTATTATAGCACATCATGTTCCAAAATGGAACTGGTAAAAGTGCCAAAATTGAACAAAAATAAATATACAATGTGCTATAATAGAACAAGAAAGGAGGAATAAAAATGTTTAAAGAAAATTTTACTGCTAATATAAAACGTGCCAGAATAGAAAAAGACTACACACAACAGTATGTAGCCGATGTATTATCAACCTCGAGAACAAATATAACAAAATACGAAAACGGGACACTTGAACCAAATTTAGAAACGATAGGACAATTAGCGGAATTATACAATGTGAGTGCAGATTGGTTATTTGGAATTAAAAAGACGAATTAAAGACAATTAAGGGAGTAGGAACTTATGAAAAAATTTTATTGGAAAGCATTAAGTAAACAAATGGGATCCAAAAATTTTATTTGGTTTATTATATTGTTAATAATAACAATAATAACATCAATTAGGCTTTTTTTTGATTTTGGAATAGCATTAGTAATTGAAAATATCGCATTAACGTGCTTGATGAACGAACTTTCAAGAGCAAAAGAAGTTATAGTAAAAATAAATGAGCAATATTCAATAAATAAAAAACACTGACTATTTAAGGACACATTTATTAGAAGTGACCTAGGGAAATTCATCCGGGGGAAAAATCGCCAGAAACTTTACTGCTCCGAGCCCTTGATTAGGCGATAAGAACAGCACCGCTAAAAACGACCGTTGGCGGGTGCCCCCTGCCCCCAAGGGCAGAAATGATGAAGCCGTTAGTTTCTGGGAAATGCTTTTAAGGAAAGGGGAAGTTTGGGTTTGCAAGTAATTATGCTTGACCTGAAAGAAGTGAGCGCCTAAAAATAGAGATAAAAAAACGCCCTTCGGAATGTGTCCGAGGGGCGTAAACAGCTTTGATTATGCGAAATTAGATATTTTTTTATCCATGCCAGCAGTTTTAATTCCGTCCTTTCTATTTTTATTCATAACATTCATTATACCGCATTTATGGCGCAGTGTCAAGAAATTTGCCTGCACATTTCTGCACAGGCAATGAAATTTTATTCCGAGTAAATTTCCAAAGTAAATGCAACAGTGCAAATAAGTGGTTGCATTTACTTTGGGAAGGAAAAGATGGTATCAT